ACAGACTTCTTGAGTCTTCTAACGCTAACTATGAAATGTACATGGAAGAAAACAGACTTCAAATTGAAAGAAATCAAGAAACTCAACGTCTATTAAGATTAGAAAGAGCCTCTACGAAAAATAAAACAATATCACAAATTCTATTTGACACAGTTGAAAATTTGGTAAACATAGACCAGAAACAAATAAAAACATGGTTACTGAGAATTGAGGATATTTTTGAGTTTAAAAACGATAAAGAATTGTTTAAGGTTATTTGTCTCCAAATAACCGAGTTTTTAAAAGAAGCAGATCTTACCGAAAATACAAGTCTTAGGGAGGCTTTGTATATTATAATTGAAAATGCCACTGAAACATGTGGAGATAGGATGGCTTTGTCCATTATATATATTGATATACAACACTCCTTAAATATACACAAGTTTGACCTTAACAAGCTTTTTAATATTTTAATAAATGGTTCGTGGACTCTACACGCCTTAGAAAATTTCTCTAGATATAAAGTTTCAACATTGAAAAGTGTGGATGAATTAGAAGTATATCTTGGATACATTATTATGCTTAAACAAGACCTTGATATTCCTGTAAACATTAAAAATATGTTATATTATTCTTGTAGTTGTATTACTGATCAAGACTTAGATGATGCTAAAAAATTTATTTTAAAGAACAGATACACCACAGAAACATGTAAATTTTTAAGCGAACAGGAAGTTTGGGTGAATGGATTGAACCACAATTTTCCACAAAAAATAAAAAATATCGTGGATGAAAGAACCCTAAATGAAAACTATGAGGAAGCATTTGAAACTTATAAAAACAAATTAGTAGAGTTAACAGTAAATTGTTGTAAAGATTTTCTTGAATTATAATAATTATGCTTATTTTAACCCTATTTGCTTTACTAACATTTTTTGTTTTTATGCTTTTTATAAGCATAAAAATAATCAAAATTTAAACGACAAGTCTTTTGTTTGGTTCCTCTTCCATCGAAAAAAATTGAATTTTAGAAAGATAATCTATAAAATAATAAAGTTATGAATGCTTTAATCGACTTGACAAAGTGTCGCGAATATATGACTATTAATATTGGTGGAAAGAACCACCAAGTTAAGTTATCTGGAACTATAAACGAACCATATTTTTGTGGTCGAGATGTGTGTGAAGTACTAGGGTATGAAGCACCCTTAAAAGCTTTACAACGTTATGTAGAAGATGAAGATAAAAATATATTGTCTAATATTATGGTTACAAGTAACCATACTTTGGGTGGACAGTTGTTGTCCACCCAAAGTATGGTTACAAGTAACCATACTTTGGGTAAAGAAAACTTTTCTTTTCGTGAAGGTCAAAACATTTTTATTTCAGAAACAGGACTTTATTCTTTAATATTGTCTTCTCAAGCACCTTTTGCTAAAGAATTTAAACGTTTAGTATGTAAAATCATACTTCCAAGTATAAGAAAATATGGTTCATATCAAGTTGAATCTCAACTTTCATTAGCAATGGAACAATTAGCCATAAAAGATACAGAATTAGAACAAGAAAAAGAAGCTAGAGTTAAGGCCGAACGCAAGGCTATTAGAATCAATAAATTTATGAAGAGAATAACCATTAAAGAAAATAAGGCAGAATGGATTTATATAGCCACAACTAAATTTTACTCTCGGGAACGTATCTTTAAGCCTGGTTCAACAATTCGTTTAAGTAGTCGTATTGGACCATATAATACTGGTCGACCAGTTGAAGACGCCTACTACTATTGTTGGGCTATGAGATGCTACAATAGCAAAGATGTTGATTATCACATTCAAAAACTCTTAGCCGACTTCAAACACAAGGATAATGCTGAACTAGTGGTAGGTATAAAATTTTTTGATTTAAAGGATATATTGACCTTTATCGTAAACAACTATGACGCTAGCGTTGACTATATCAACAATTTTATTAGAACTCGAATGGACGCCAGTTTGGAAGAAGAGGATGAACCGCCACCGCGCCTAGATTATAAACGTTTTACTGTTCAAATAGGGGAACACACAGAAACTATAGATTTGGAAGAAGAGGAGTCCGACTCTGTGAGAGAAGCTTTTGAAGATATTCTTCTGTCCCTAAAAGAACAAGAGGATAGTGAAATGTTGGTTCTACAAAGAAAAGACTTAATGACGCGACTCTCTAACAAGACTAATGCTCCTAAGAAGGACTTGTGGTACCAAATCAAAGAACTAACTGGATGGACAAATTCAAAAACAGAGATCAACGATGGAGGTTTCAAATACAAAATTGTTTACTAGGTGGTAGGTGGAAAGAACCTGCCTTACTAACATTTTTTGTTTTTATGCTTTTTATAAGCATAAAAATAATCAAAATTTAAACGACGCATTTTCCAATTTTGGATTTGATTGAATGAAAGTCTATGAATAATGTTGGATCTTTCCATTCAATATGGTTAATACAATCCACAAAGTATTGAAAACTTTTCATGTCTTTTGTTTTGGACATTGAGGACCAAAGTGCAAAACCATGAAGTAAACCGACTGTTCGAGTGTAACCACACGCAATCAGTTTATTGTACAAAGTTAAATTATCATGGCTCAACTTGACCAATTCGTCTGGTGATAAAATACGGTCAATTATACCATCACAATGAACATCTGGTATATGAAAATCAATAAGCTTGGTTGTGTCCACTTTGAGAACTTTATTTAGCATGTTGACGGTATGAGTTTTTAAGGTTGTTAGATCCCTTAAAATATTGACTTTTGCCCTAACGGGTCTGAGAACATAAAACAGAACCACGATTAGTAGTAGTGCGAGCGGTAATATCAATTGTTGCATGTTTATTTATTGTTAAATCAACCGTGTATTTAACCCAATTTGCCTTAAACCCAAAGGAACCATTAAAATTTTATTTTACAAGATGTGGTTGTTTTGGTTTAATTCCACCGTAAAAATTTCAAAAAAGATATCTTGTAAGAATTAATCCAATGTATAAAATGGATAACAAAATGGTTGAAAATAATCATGAAGCATTGACTGAGACAGAGAACCAGCCAACTGCCGTGAATTCTGAGGAAGAGTCTGTCGAAGTTGATACTGAATTGATTGATTCAATTAAAAATTTTATGGATGATTTATCCTCTGTAACAGATAATCAAAATTTTATGGATTATCACGCCATTGTAAATCGAATTGATGAAACAAAGGTTAAAGCATACTTGAAACTTATCAAAGGGTTTAAGGTCTTTTTTGACAATAACACTGAAGTTTTGAATGAAGGAAATTTTGATGGTTTAAATGACCCAAATATTTCATATGTTGCAGCGGGTGGTTCATTTGCCTTTAATATTCAAAAAACATTTCAAGAAGCCGAAGAAGGAGACCAAGATGTTATTAAGGATCATTTGAACTACATTTGGAATATTTTGAACAACACAAATAAAGGTCCAGAAGAAGTTTATATTGACAAAATTTTTAAAAATTTAAAGGCGCGTTTTTCTCCCGATCTGACTCGAGAAGAACAAATGGCGATTGCCAAAGATCTGTTTAGCGACTTTCAAAAACAAAACTTGGACATTTCTATTGTAGTCAAAGTGGCATGTCAAAAAGCCCGAAATTTGTTGTTGTCTAATGGTTCAGAAGACCATTCTCAAACTCTTGTATTGATTGATGCGGTTGAAGATATCGATATCAACAATTTTAACATGATTCAATTTATGGGACTAGTTGGTAAAATTGGAACTTTATTCGCCGATGGAGAACATAATCCTTTAAATGGATTGTTATCGAGTGTATTTGCTGATAACAACCTTATTCCCATCGACCAATTGAATTTGGAGGATGATTCAGACCATTAGTTTATATGATAAAATTTTAATGCTCTTAAAAAGCATTAAAATTAGATACGTAGTTAACCCGTTCGCTTCGCGAACGGGTCGACCTATCACAGTAAAACGTGCCACATGTGGCACGTTTCAAGTGAATGGGTTAATCCTTTTGATAAGCCCTTGACCGTAGGTCAAAGCTAAACGATGCCCGTCGGGCATCGGCTACTAATGGGTCCAAAGGACCCAAAAATTTAAAGGCATACCTTTTTATGCTTGAAAGGCATAAAAGAGTTAATAAATATGACTCTAGAAGACGAATGTAAACAACTCATGTATTATCGAGACAAAATAAAAGAATGCAAAAAGGGTGAAGAAGATACCAAAAATCGCATCATCTCTTATTTGAAAAATCATAATCAAGATGGGGTTATTTTTAAGCACAACAATAAACATGTTACGCTGTTGGTGGAAGCAACCAGTGTTAGGAAAAATGTTTCAAAAAAAGAAAAGGAAAAAAAGGTTCAAAATATCCTTGTGAACGCCGGTGTAAAAAATGTTGATTTAGCAACGCAAGAAATTATTAATGGTCTACGTCAAGTTGCACTCACAGATAAACCAAGCAAGGATAAGTTGAAGCTTAAAACCACAAAGTAGAAAATAAATCAGAAAATTGAATTTTATGGTCAAAAAATAACCATAAAATAAAAATCAAGATGGTCGCAAAACAAGATAAAAAATGGCGTAAGTGCGTCGTTGGAAAAGTGATCAAAGGAACATTAATAGTCTCGGTTTGCGCCATAAGTTTGGTTGCGCCGATAACATTACCCATTTTTGCCATTGTATCAATCTGTACTGGTTCAATATCATACATGTCGGGTCCGTTTATAATTTTGGATTTAAAGACTATTATAACCTTTATAATAGAGAGTTGAATCCCCTTTGCGGGAACCATAATCCAATCATTAATATTTGAAAAAATTGACATGGCGAAAACTTAGCATTTGGGTATAATGGTCAGTAGACCATTATATTTTTGCAATTTGACCAGAAAGAGAAGAGTTAAATGGCCAGATAATAAATGACTTCAACTGTAAACGGATTCACCGTACAAAAATCGACTAAAACACAATATGATACAGGTCAACCATGTGGATGTGGTCTTTGTTTTTGGACAACAACCAAACGTGCATGTGGTCAAACCGACCTGAAAGACGATTGGAATTTTGGTTCTGAAAATTGTTGTCTACCATTTTGCCCCGACAAGTTGCATTGTGCCAAACCAAATTCCGAAGAGTGTGCTATTGGAGTGGACTCTCACAAACGCGACCCGTTGTCGCACGTTACCTGGAATGGTAAAGGACCCAATCTTCAATGTATATTTGACGTAAACAAAATTAACACATTGGATCAGATTGACAGTTTCAAACAAAAATTTGGAACTACTGGCGACTTTAATGCTATTGTAGCCAACTATTGCCAACAATCTTCAGACACGTGTGTTATTGACCCAGATACCGGAAAAAACATGACTAAATGTTCCAGGTTAAAATCGACTGGAAAAGATGGAGAACTGTGCCGTGGTTGGTTTAACCAACAATCTAAAGGTGTGCAAGACACTGTTGTTCAAAATTATTGTGCGGTCAACAATACACCAGACTGCAAATGTGTCAATCGAGCTCAAAATGAGGTATATCGTAGCCTTAAAGTTGGAAAAGTTATCAATGATGGTTGTTGGTTCACGCCTTGTGCTAACCCACAGTCATATCTTCAGACAACCGAAGTGGAAAACCCAACTTGCCCGTCCAACTTCTGCGATGTCATCTATAACATTATCAAAGATAGAGATGTAACCATAGATAAC